GTAAAGTAGCGGACATAAAAGCAAAGTTACTTAACCCCGCTCTCACTTCACACTTTGAGGTGCAGATTCCTCTGCCTAATGGTGCGGTGCGAGCGCAGTTGGAGTCTATCAGACCCGATGGTGGAGAGCAGCAGGATGCTCTTAACATTAGATGCACGAATGCAAGTCTTCCTGGATCTAATCTTGCTACCCTTGAATTAAACAACACATATCATGGTGTCACCCAACGTCATGCATATCGTAGAGTTTATGATGATAGAATTGATCTTGAGTTTTTAGTTGATGCTGATGACTATCTTCCTATTAGATTTTTTGAAAAGTGGATAGATTCAATCATGCTTCAGACACAGGAGGGCGAAGGAGCTGAAACTCCTATCAGTCAATCATATAATTATAGAGCAAGTTATTCTGATGATTATGTTTGTCCATCAGGTATGAAGATAGTAAAATTTGAAAGGACTGGGAAGGATGGTGCATATACAGGTAGCGCACTTGAATACACATTTGTGAACGCTTATCCATTTACCATATCATCCATGCCTATATCATATGATTCATCATCTCTTTTGAAATGCACGGTGTCATTCTCGTATCTTCGTTATGTTATTAACGAAGTTATCAAAAAACCAAGCACAACACCTGGTACAATTGGAGATCCAAAGAGTGCTAAACCAGGATCTAAGCAGACACCTGCTTTGACCAAGGAGACACAAAATACAGGTGAACTTAATTCAATTGATGATATTATCAATAGAGGAAAGGTTGGTGATAAGGTTTCCGCATCACTTGCTGCAGACCTAGACAGGTTCGGCAGAGGTAATATTAATGTTGGATAACCTCAATAAATAATCGTACTGAAAAACTATAGGATATTATGCCTTTACCAAAGATTGCTGCGCCAACTTACACCCTTGAGTTGCCATCCACAGGAGAAGAGATTTCATATAGACCTTTTCTTGTTAAAGAAGAAAAGGTTTTGGTCATCGCTTTAGAAAGTGAGGACACGAAACAGATTACAAATGCTATCAAGACTGTAATCAAGAACTGTATCCTGACAAAGGGCATCAAAGTAGAAGCACTCCCTACTTTTGATATTGAATATCTGTTCCTCAACATCCGTGGCAAGTCTGTTGGTGAAGAGATTGAAGTTAATGTTATTTGTCCTGATGATGAAGTAACTCAGGTCCCTGTGACAATTGACCTTGATGATATTAATGTCATCAAAAATGATGAGCACACTAATAAGATTAAACTTGATGAAAACTTAATGATGGAAATGAGATACCCATCACTCGATGAGTTCATTAAGAATAATTTTGATTTTAAGAGTGAAAATGCGATGGATCAATCATTTAATTTGATTGCATCCTGCATTAACAATATCTTTAGTGATGAGGAAGTCTGGGCAGCAGAGGACTGCACTAAGAAGGAGATTAAAGAGTTTCTTGAGCAGATGAATTCTGCACAGTTCAAAGATATTGAGAAGTTCTTTGAGACGATGCCTAAATTGTCTCATGAAATCACGATCACTAATCCAAAGACCAAAGTTGAGAGTGTTGTTGTTCTTGAGGGACTGGCAAGTTTTTTCGCGTAGCCCTCTCTCACATGAGTCTAGAGGGGTATTACCGTCTCAACTTTTCGTTGATGCAGTACCATAAATATTCATTAACGGAACTTGAGAATCTCATCCCCTGGGAGAGAGATATCTATGTTGCTTTATTACAACAACATCTTGAAGATGAAAAGTTAAAACATCAGCAGCAGAATGGCATCTAAGACTCTTGATCCTATTGATATACTTTTAGAGTTGGGCATAGATCTTGACGATCTATCCGAACAGGATTATCTTAGTGCCTTGATGGAGGCAATTGCCACCATCGAATTTCAAACAAAGGGAAAGGGTGATGAGAGAAGTGCTGCCCTTAGGGAAGAAGTCATAAAGATTAGAAAGGGAAAGAGAAAACCACAGGCGAAGAAGACAAAGATATCTGCGGATATGTTGAGACCGACCCCAAAGTTGATGGGTACGGCAGATAAAATTAATCCTAGTAAACTTCTTCCTCCAAGTCAGGAAGAAAGCACTAAAGAACCTGAGCAAGATTCTATTATAAAAATTTTAACTGACATCTCTGAGTCAGTTAAGTCTATCTTGTATTCTTTGAAGGCAAGTAATAATATCTCAAAGAACCTTGCTGAGGATGAGAGAAAAAGAAGAGAGACAAAGAAAAGAACTGGTGCTGAGAATAAGTTAGAGAAGAAAAGATTTGAAGGATTAAAGAAGATTGGAAACAAATTAATAGAACCAATTAAGGGACCTCTGGATGCACTCTTTACTTTTCTAAAGAATGTTATCCTTGGAAGGATTGTCATCGGAATTATTGATTGGTTAGGTAATCCAGAGAATCAGAAAAAACTTGAGAGTCTTGGTAGATTCTTCATGGACTGGTGGCCAACGATTGTCACCGCTGTATTACTGTTTGGCACAGGACTAGGTGGACTACTTAAATCAATCGTAGGTATCACATTTAAATTCATACCAAAACTTCTTGGATTACTTCCTGGTCTATTGAAATTCTTGAAGTCTCCGATGGGACGAATTGCTGGACTAGCAGTCGGTGCTTTAGGTGTAGCGGGTATAGCGAGTGATGGTGGTGAGGATGATGTTGATCTTACGAAGCAAGATCCTGCACCAGCGCAAACAACACCTGTAACACAAACAAAAGAGGTAGAACCAGAACAGACCCCTGAACCCATGAGAGAAGGGGGAATGGTTCCAGGTAAAGGACCAAACAAGGACACCGTGCCTGCCATGTTGGCACCTGGTGAATTTGTTATGAGCAGGGGTGCTGTGCAGAAGTATGGTGCTGGAATGTTAGGTTCCATGAACGCTGCTGCTGGTGGTACTAATAGACCAGATGTAAGAGGCGGTGTCACATACGCTGCCGGTGGTGGAGAAGTTGGTATTGATGGTGAACCAAGACCGTCAGGACCATCTGGTGAGAAAGCAGATCATGTGAGAACTCCGGGTGGAGATGGAGATTTGAATCCCGATGATACTGGTGAGAGCAGATTGGGTGACTTGATGAAGTCAACAGACCCAAAGAAAATTGCTGCCTATGATGCTAAACATGGTCAAGGTGCATATCGCGCAAAGTTAAAAGAAAAATTAGGAAAAATATATTCTACTCCATCTCCCTCTGGGACAGTTGCACCAAAACCAACAGGACAAGTGGTTGGTAGAGAAAATCTGTCGCCTGAAGCACAGGCAGCAATAGCACGATTGGAGTCTAAAAGAGGATTGCCACCCGATATGCAGTACACCAGAAATGGTAAGAGGATATCTGCAGAAGAGTTTAATAGAACCAAAAACATGGTAGGTGCAGCAAAAGAGGGTGGTGCTAAAGGTGTGTTAAATCACATGCTCTCAGGTGTGAAGGGAATGTTTGGTGGAATGTTTAGTAAAGTTCAGGGTGCTGTTAGTGATCCTAAATCTTTCGTTGAATCCATGGGCGGAACCGTTAGGGATGGAAATATAGGAACACCAACAGCAGAAGAACAGAAAGCTATTGATGCCCTTGCTGCAAAGAAAGCAAAATTACAAAAAGCACAACAAAATCTATTAGGAATTAAGAACACTCCAAAAAAACGAATTCAGGATGATCCTTTGTTCGCAGAATATGATGCGATCCATAATGATCCACATCATCCGTTGTTTGATAAAGTTGTTGGTGATCTTTTTGTTGATGACAAACCTGGTATGAGGTTTGCTGAATTTAAAAAGTTTAAGGCACAACAAAAATTTGGGGGTGGTGAAATCACAGAATCCTCTGGTCAAAATTACCCAGGCGGAACTGCTGACAGACAGTTAGTCAGGGCACAACCTGGTGAGTACATGCTTCCCGTTGATACTGTTAATAAACTTGGTGGTCCTACAAGACTTGATCAATTGGTTGCTAACACGGACAGTAATTCAACTCCTGCTAAGTTGGGAATGAGGTCAAAACAGATGCCACAAGTAGGACCTCCTATGCCTAATCAACCGCAGATTAATTTGATTCCCACTAAGACAGGAGGCAGCAAAGGATACGGCAATTCATCTGGATCTGCACTTCCTAACTTTGATGCAGGAACTGGTGATCCAAATAAAGCAAAACTTCTTGGAGTGGTTAGATAATGTTAGGTCTTGCACTTAGAGGAGCGTCTGCGATATCAAAGGTAGGTAGAGGAGCGCAGATGGCAAGAGCCATCACGGGTCGGAAGAGGAAACAAGAACCTGGTAAGACAAAACCAGGTGGAGATGAAGGTGGCGGTGGAGGAGGCACAGCGATTATCAAAGCGAAGGTTGTGTCTGCTCCTGCATCTGCAATTGTCCCTGTTGATAAATCACCTAACGTGCAGCAGGGAATGGGATCAGGTATCATTAGTATTCTTGAAACCATCAGGGCAAACGTAAAAGAGATTGATGATTTTTATAAAGGCACAGTTGCTGCTAAAAGAGAAGAGATAAAGAAAAGAAAAAAGCAAGCAAGTGATGAGAGAAAGGCAGAACAAGAAACAAAACTAGAAAAACCAAAGGTTGATAAAAAACCCGACATGAAATTGAAGGGTTTAAAGATGCCAAAGACTGGCATTCTTGATGGTATTTTTAGGTTCATCAGTAATGTGTTGATGGGCATGTTGGTGATGAAGTTAATTGACTTTGCCGACACGCTACAAAAAAGTGGTATTCTTCCTTTGCTTGGTAAGATAGGTGACTTTATTTTAGATATTGGTGGCAAGATACTTAATGGGTTGATAACTTTTATTGATAAAGGGTATGAACTTTATGATGGATTAAGAAAATCAATCGGTGATACTTTTGGTGAAGGGGCACAAGAACAATTTGATAAACTTGCCAGCACTCTTAACAAAGTATTAAATACTGTCTTCTCAGTAGGTCTTGCAATCTCTCTTCTTGCTGGTGCGATACCACAGAAGAAACCTAAACCAAAAGTAAAAACTCCTAAACCTAAACCACCTACAAAGGTTGACAAAAAACTGAAGAAGATGGGTCTGGATGAAGACCAGATCAAAGCATATAACAAAGCAAGACAAGGTGGTGCTGGTGCTACTGATGCATTAAAGCAAGCAAGAAAAGTAAAACCAAAACCAAAACCAAAACCTAAAGGTTTCTTTGGTAGAATTGGAGCGGGTTTTCAAGCAGCAGGTGAAGGTCTTACTAAATTCGGAAAAGGTGCTGTTGATTTAGGTGTTAGTGGTCTTAAGTCAATCGGCGGTGGTCTTAATAAAATTGTTGGTGGCAACCTTGGCAAACTTGGAGACTTCCTTGGAGAGCAATACAAGAATGTTTCTAAGGGTGCTAAAGCAGCATTTGACAGAGTTGCTGGTTTAGGTAACACTCTTAAATCAAAGTTTGGATCTGCCATGGATAGCGTCAAGGGTGCTATTGGAAACATGGCAGAGTCTGCTAAGAAGGCAGTCGTGCAAAAAATTATTGAACCAATAAAACCTTTCCTTGAACCAATAATAGACAAGGCAAAACAGATTGGTGACAAAGTTATTGGAATATTGAAAAAGATACCTGGATTTGATAATGTACTACAGGTGCTTAAGAAAAAAGGTGTTAGTGGTTTAGGTGACGCTGCAGGTATTCTTAAAAAAGCAGGATCAAAAGCACTTCCTATTGTTGGTGGTATTTTTAATTTACTTTTTGCCTATGATAGACTTGCAGGTGGAGATACTTTTGGTGCATTATTAGAATTACTATCTGCTGGTCTTGACATCTCAGGACTGTTTGGTTTTGCTCCTGGTCCTGGTATATCCATGGGTATTGATGCATACATGTTTGCGAGAGATTTTGTCCCTCTGATTCAGGAGGGTGAAGAGAAAGCAATCAATGCTATAGGACTTGGTGGTTTTAAATCTGAGATTGACAAAATTGCATCAAAACTACCTGACCTTGGATCAATTGTTAAGATGTTTGGTGGAGAACAAGTTGAGCAAAAATCTGCTGCAGAGATTGCATCAACAACAGGAGACACTTCTGCTGCTGATGGTACTACACCTGCACCTGCTGCATCAGATACACCTGCTACCACCACCACAACCACAACAACACCTGACGTAACCCCAGAAGAACAGGGTGACGCATCTGAAGCAGCACAACGTATTGTTAAAGATTTCCCACAAATTGCATCTAGAGCATCGAGTCCTCAAATTTATGCCTCAGGACTGGGATTCTACCTGAAGAAAGTTGGAGCAGGTGAGGGTGGTAAAGGTGACTTCGGTGATCCTTATGGCGCACCACATGGTGGTATGGAACATCCTGACCATGGTGGAGTGGTTGGATCACACGCTGGTACGGGTCATGCTAGAGGTGTTGCAGTTGACCTTGGTGGTAATAGTGCTACCTCTACCTCTTATCAAGATGACCAGAAAAAACTATGGCCATTCATCACTAACTATCTCACAAAATATGGTTTAAATAAAGAACCGTTTGTTCCTCAAGTCATTCACGGACCAGGAGAGAATTTCTCTCCAAGAAAAATGGATACGATAGGACCTGATGCAGGTCACAAAGATCACTTTCACGTTGAGTTTGAGGGTGGTGGATATGTTGGTAGTAAGTATAATATGAGGTCACTTGAAAGACGTGCGTCATATGAGGGTGGTGAACAAATGATTGACATTCCTATTCCTACGCCTCAACAAGCATCCATCCCCCCAGAACCTGAGATGATTCCATCTGGATCTGGATCGTTCTCTGCACAATTTAAAGATGACTTTGAATTCCTTGAGTTCCAGGGTTAAATAGTGTAGAGGTAATAGAAAATGACATTAAACGTAGGAAAGGCAGCAGAAGCAGGTTTTATTAAGGAGATTTCTATCTCTTCAAATGATGGAAGTAAGGCAGTTAGTCTTCAGGGAGGATTCTTTGAACTAAAATATTATGAAAGTATCATGTCCAATACTGTTAAAGCAACTCTAATCTATACAGATTCTGGCGACACGATTGATGGCAAGACTGCAAGATCAGGTCTCCCTATTGTAACGGAAGAGATGGTTACACTAAAATTTGAGGACAATAATAAAAATATTCTTGAGTTTAGTGAGAAGAAAAATAATGAATTGTATGTCAAAAAAGTAACACCACTTTTGGAGGATACCAGAAGTGAGACAATTGGATTGACACTTGTATCTGCGGAAGATATTATGAATACAAAGGTCAATCTAAAAAATAGATTTGATGGTAAGATATCTGATTCTGTCAATCGTATTTTAACTGAGGGAAACTTCAAAGGTCTTGGCACCAAAAAGAAAGTTGATATTGAAACAACAACCAACTCCCTTAACAAAATTCCTAATAATAAGCACCCATTTTACTGGTTGAATAAGTTCTCATCTCAAGCAGTATCTGAAACCACACAGAAACTGGGAGAGAGCGCAGGATACTTTTTCTTTGAAACTTATGAGGGATTTTTCTTTAAATCAATTGACACACTTTTAGATCAAAAACCTAAGAAGTCTTTTATCTATAATGAAAC